ATGGTCGATTGGGAGTCTGCCCCCTATTACTTCTCCTACGTTGATGACAATGGAACTGTCCATTCCAAACCGTCCAGTGGTGGTGGTTCAGGCGGTGGCTCTGGTGGCGGTTCCGATGGTGGCGATAACAACAGTGGTGGCTCCGATCCTACCAACCCTGATAACCCTGGCGACGATAACGGCAGCGGTTCAAGTGGTAATGACTCAGGCGGGAGTGACGGCGGTTCTGACAATGATGATTCTGATAACGGCGGTGGCTCCGGTGGTGGCTCAACCGTTCCCGATTTCGAGTTCGATGAATCTTGGATTATCGAAGCCATTGGCTCCGCTGGCCAATCCAATCAAGACGCTATCAATGCGCTTTCCAACGATGTCACCAGTTCACTGAATAGCCAGACCAATGATCTCAATGCGGCGACAGAAGCACAAACGGAAACCCTGACTGACGCCATAGAGGGTCAAAGCGATGCCATCTCAGACGACCTCGAAAGCTTAGGCGATACCGTCACTACCGGCATAGACGACGCAATAGGCGAACAAACCGAGGAGGTATCCGGTTTATTTGAAGGGCTCGGTAAATCATTGACCAGCGCGCTCGGCCTTAGTGTGTGCTACGAAGAGGACGGCCCCACCGAAGACGGTCATTCGGCGGCCACAGATGATAAAGGACTTCTTGGGTGCGTTCAGGAGATCGGTAGAGGCATGGTGAAAAATCTTGCCAACCGACTCACCGAAGACCTGGGCAGCGGTGATGATCTGTTCGATTCCTCCGGCATGGACGACACCCTGGACGGTGTTAACCAGGAGGAAGCCGAGTACAACGACGAAGTACGCGGCTTGATGGATCAAATCGGCGATGGGGAGTCCTCCGGCATTGCTGAACAGGTTACCTCCCGCTTGCCCTCGCTCCCCTCCGGCAGCTGCACCCCCATGCAGTTTGGCCCCATGGAAATTTCCTGTCGTGCGTTCACCACCATTCAGCAATGGCTGACCTGGATCGTCTATTTCTGGACGGTCGTTAGCGTCGTGGACACCTTTTTCCGCTCCAGTCAGAGGACCGCCTAAATGGCTTTACCCGCATTACTTGGCATGGGCGCGATTATCGGCTTTTTCTCCCGCGTCCTGGAATGGTTGATCACCCGCATCGCCGCCCGCTTTACCAACCGCCTCGCGGGGATGCTGGTCTGGACAACGCTGTATATCACGCTCCTGGTCGCCCTGGGGGGCACCCTGGCCGCGATTATCAACGGCCTGAGCGCGACCCTTCCGTCTGAGCTTGCTCAAGGCATCGGCGCGATTAAACCAAACAATTTCGAAGCCTGCATGGCCGCGATTTACAGCAGCAAGATCGCCATGTGGGTCTTCCAGCAGAAAAAGCAGCTGATCGACTGGGAACAAGGGAGGCCCGTTCTCTAATGGCTGTCTACGTCGTCACCGGCAAACTCGGTGCCGGTAAAACCCTGGTCGCCGTGGGCAAGATCAAGGACAAACTGGTCCAGGGCTGCAAGGTGGCCACCAACCTGGACTTGAACCTGGATCAGCTGCTTGGCGAAAAGGCCAAACAAACCCGCTGCTTTCGCATCCCTGATAAACCGGTCCTGGCCGACTTGAAGGCCATCGGCACCGGTACCGAGGATTACGATGAAAGCAACAACGGCCTATTAGTGCTGGATGAGTGCGGTACCTGGTTCAACGCCCGTTCCTGGAACGATAAAAGCCGCCAGGACGTGATCAATTGGTTCCTGCATGCCCGCAAACTCGGCTGGGATATCATTTTCCTGATCCAAGACTTGTCGATCATGGACAAGCAAGCCCGCGTCGCACTCGCCGAACACGTGGTGTACTGCCGCCGCCTGGATCGTGTCACCGTCCCCTTTGTCGGCGCGCTTTACTCCCTGTTCATGGGCAAAAAAATGCCACTGCCCAAGGTTCACCTGGGCATCGTCAAATACGGCGACTCGCCGCAAAGCCTCACCGTGGAACGCTGGACCTACACCGGCCGTGCCCTCTACCCCGCTTACGACACCAAACAAGCCTTCTCCGACAACTACCCCCACGGCACGTATTCGCTGTTGCCGCCCTGGTACACCCACGGCATGTTTCGCGTGCCTCGGGATGCGAGGTTCTACATGAAGATGACGCGCATCTACTGGAAGCGCTTTAACCGCCCGTTTCTCTCCTTGGCGTCGTTTGCCCTGGGCGTGTTCCTTACTGTCTCGGTCCTGGTCGCCGACCGTGTGAACGCGCTCCAGGACGACACGCCACCCCCTGCACCGCCTGAATTGCCCGACCTGAGCAACACCCGCATCGCCAGCTTTACCCAGCTCGGCGATCAAATTACCTACCGCCTCATTGATAGCGACCACCAGACCCTAACCACCGACGATCTCGCCCGCCAAGGCTTTCGCATCGTCCCCGTTAGCGCCTGCCTTGTTCGCGTAGAAAATGGAGTCTCCCATGCTGAAATTCGCTGCTAACACCCTCGCCGGTTTCACCCTGGCCACCCTTTCGATCACCGCACACGCTACGCCTGTGCAGATGCAGGACACCGATATTCGGGACTTTGTGCGCTGGTACGTCGAGCAAACCGATACCCCGCTTGCCATTCACCCCAAGGCCACCGGCACTTTGACCGTCTACGCGCCCGACGTGGCGGACCACCAACTGGATGAGTTCTTCCAGGGCGTGCTTAACAGCCACGGTTACACCATCCTGCCCGGCAATCCGCCCACGGTGGCCCCCAGCAGTCAGGCGTCCAAGTCGCAACGCGCTGACAGTCCGACCGATCCTCGTGACGTGATCGCCTCACCGCCCACGTTAGAAAAACCACCCGAACCCCAGGCCACCCACCTGTTCCCGTTCGATAACGTGCGCGCCGACGATATCGCCCCCTTGATCACTAGCTTTTTAACGCAGCAATCAGGGGACGGTACTCAACCGCGTGTTCAAGTGCTGCACGCCTCCAATGCCATCCTGGCAAAAGGCCCAGAGAAGCAACTGGCCCAGCTGCAAGACCTGGTGCCCGATATCGACGTGTCACACCCCCAAATCTTGATCCAGGCGGTGATTTTCGAAACCACGGACGGCGACACCTTCGATTTAGGCGTGTCGCTGGGACAGGCCACCGGTAGCAGCGTGGCAGGCGGCTTTAATACCGATAACCTGGGCACCTCATTAAGCGGTACCGGCGCCACCTTCGGGATCTTCGACGGTAATGTATTGGCGTTTGCCATTAACGCCTTGCAGCGTGATTCCACCTCCAAGGTGTTATCCACACCCCAAATTCTGACCCTCTCCGGCAAGCGCGGCATTATCTCCATTGGCCAGAATGTCCCCTTCGTCACCGGTCGCGTCACGGGCGAATCTGCCAACGTGGATAACCCCTTCCAGACCATCGAGCGCCGTGATGTGGGCATACGCCTGAATGTGCTGCCGGTGGTTACCGCCTCGGGCCTGGTGATCATGGATATCACCACGTCGGCCGATTCGCTTACCGATTCCCTGGTGGCGTCTGATATCATTACCAACCAACGGCAAATCAATACCACCGTTCAAATCCAATCCGGCCAAACCCTCTTACTAGGCGGCCTCTCGTCACAGGACGACCGATCACAGGTCTCCGGCGTGCCAGGCTTATCAGAGGTCCCCCTCGCCGGACGGTTGTTTAAGAACGAATCCACAAGTTCCCAACGCACCAATCTCCATGTGCTGTTACAGGCAACGGTTCTCCCTCGTTTTGATGCGAACCAGCGCGTCACCGACCAAAACGCCACTTCATCCGTGGCCGGTCTTGTGACTACTCGCTGGTATCAAGAGGTCGAGACCCGCCCTGTAACACGTCTCGCAGAGTGACAACCAAACCCGAGTTATTGGCTCACTAGAGCACGTTTCAGCATTTTGAAAGTTAAGGAAGAAACTCATGGAGCGTTGGAACCGTTATTCGATTGCTTCCCTTCAGAAAGGCGAGCAAGACCCGTTTGGAAAATTGTTGATCAGCTCGGCGGGTCAGCGTGAGTTAGACAGCCTTCGCTTGCTCAACGCAGGCGTGGACACGGTACGTCAGCTGTACCAGGGCAAGCCTTGCCTGTACCAGTTCGATGAGATCATCAGGGTCTACAACAAAGGCAAAGGGGCCACCATGGACTTGTTCGACGTCACATGGTCAGTCGGGGCCGGCGCAGCCGGTTCAGGCTTCCGCTACCGCCTCCAGAACAACGAGCTAGGCGTGATCGTTTTCTTCCAGGCACGGCATACCAAGGTGGAGAACATCGGCACCCACCTGAAAATTGAGCTCTCCCCGCACTTCATCCAGGAGCGCAGCCCCCAGCAGTGCCAAGACTTCATGTACAACATCGCCGCGCACATGCTCGCCTACGTCGAGCCTGCTGGCTGTGCCATTCACCTGGCGCTTGACGTCCAGGGCTGGGAACCCCCGACCGACTTTATGCAGCGCTTCGTGACCCGCTCCAAAAAGATCATGCGCATTGACGGCATCGAAGACCTGGAGTTTGCCCACGGCAGCATTGCCACCACCTACGGCCGCGGCGAAACCTATATGTTCGGAACGGCAGGGGCGCTGCAATGCGCGATTTATAATAAGACCCTGGAAGCCAAACACCGCGACAAGACGCACTTCTGGGAAGGCATCTGGAAACACGCCGTTAACGATGACCTGAGCCCCGCCTATGACCCTGAGGCAACCGTCTGGCGTATCGAGCTACGTTTTCACCAATCCGTGCTGCGTGAGTATGCCCAGGGCGTGCCATGCAACGTTGATACCGGCGAAGTCCTGGACGCCTCCCACGGCTTTAACCGCTTCATTGACGTGGTACCCCACCTCTCCGGTCTCTGGCGCACCGCCATGCAGTCCTACCGCCTGGACACTCGCCGCAACCTGATCGATCCCGCCTGGCAGGTCATGCAGGAAGACGCCCGCTTCTACTGCCACGAACCGTCGTTCATGTACAAACGTGCGCGCAAAGCCCCGGGCATCGGCAACGAAAAGAACGTCACCCTGGCCTTTGGCAACCTCATCAGCATTTACGCCCGCCAAGGCTTTCGTACCCACGAAGCCGTCCGCTACCTCCAACGTTCCGGCATGTGGGAAGACCTCGCCGAATACTACCGACGAAGGGGCGTCGACTCCGGCCAATTCAGGCAGATCGTGGAGCAGAAGCTGATTGAGCGACGATTGGTAGGGAAAGCCGCGTAATGAGCATCAAGAAGGTCAAAAACGGCTGGAAAGTGGACATAATGCCCGAAGGTCGGTATGGAAAGCGTGTCCGAAAAATCCTGCCTACTCAGGCGGCAGCAAAGCGTTTTGAAGGTCAGGTATTGGCCAAGGCTTCAATGGGTGAAAGTTACATCACTCCAAAACGTGACCGTCGCACCTTAAAAGACCTGGTCAAACTCTGGTATGACTACCATGGCCGCTCTCTGAAAGACGGTAAACGCCGTTATTCACAGCTTAATAACCTGGCCGATATCATGGGCAACCCAACGGCGGCCACGATCACCCCTGTTGATGCCTCAGAACTACGTCAAAAGCGCCTTGAAGCGGGTATCACACCCAACACGGTCAATCATGACCATGCGCACTTACGGGCGGTGTTTAACCAGCTCATCCGGTTAGGCGAATGGAACACAGCCAACCCCTTCGCCAAAATGCAGCCGTTGCGCCTGGACGAAAAAGAACTCACCTACCTAACCGATGAAGAGTTACGTCAACTTATGAACGTACTCGAAGCATCCAACAACCCAGACGTTGCGCTCATTACACGCCTCTGCCTTGCGACAGGAGCCCGCTGGAGCGAAGCCCAGACCCTAAGAGCGGAAATGCTAAGGAATGGCCGTGTCACCTTCACCAGCACCAAAAACGGTCGCAATCGCACCATACCGCTGAGCGAGGAACTTTATAAAGCTCTCACCCAACACGGGCCACGGATCGGTAGGGTCTTCCGCACCGACGCTTATAAAGCGTTCTCCGCTGCGGTGATTGAGGCAGGAATAAAACTTCCCAGGGGCCAGAGAACCCACGTTCTCCGTCACACTTTCGCCAGTCACTTCATGATGAACGGTGGCGATGTGTTAACCCTGCAGAAAATTCTCGGTCACAGAACGATTGCCATGACGATGCGTTATGCACACCTTTCGCCCGACCATTTAGCCGATGCCATCAAATACGCGCCAAAGCTCTGTTGA